TATGCGATCCCATACGTTTCAAAATTTTGCAAAATTTTCAAGGGGCTGGGACTCCTACCTACTACATTTTGCGAACACTACCACAAAAGTAGACCTTGGCTCACGGCTTACGGGTTTTTCCAAAAAAATCCATATCGTTTTTCTACCGCAACGTTTGTGAAAAACATGCAGCCTGATGCCGCTTTGCCGCCGCCGCCACCGCCGCGATTCCGCGCCGCCGGGACGCGATCTGGTGACCAGTTTTGACGCGATCCGGGTCTGGGTCCCACGGGTCCCCGGTCAACTGACGATAACGTTCATTTAAGGAAGTGACAGTGGCTATGCCAATTGGAGAATTCCTCCCAAATCGTCATGACAAAAGCAACGCGGCCCCCAGTAACAAGCTGCCTATCGCAGTTCCGGGCGCATTTCGCGTGGTACGTTTTGAACGGCGGGCGGCCCCCGGACCCCGGCGCGGGTGTTACCGTTTACATTTCAAACCTCGAAATCACTTGAACGCGCACCCCGCACCGTTGAGCCGTTTTTTATCCCCTGGACTAAACCAGTTTTTTTTCTGGCACGATTTGTGCGTTAGGTAATACCCACACAGAACTTGGTACTAAAACTACGGAAGTCAAAAATGACGTACACGGTTTCATTTCCAAGATGAATAGATAAAAAAAACCCGGCGCGTGGCCGGGTCAGATAGGCAGCTCTTTTTAGATCCGATCCGGACCCGTCCCCCAGCACTTCGGGCACTTCAGGCGCTCGCTCTCGGGAATGCGGCGGGCGTGGTTGTTACCCAACATGGGTTTACCGCACCGGGTTTCTGATGAATCGAAATCGGCCAAATGCCATTGGCCCAAAGCTTTCACCCAGTCAAACGCGGCGGGCATTAATCAAACCGTCCAATACGTACTGGGCCATCGTTTCGCTCCCGGATCGCGACGATAGCGTACCGATAAACCATGCACTCAATAATGCGGGGTTGATAAAACTTCGCATCCGTTTCGTTCAAGTGGGAAAACTCCATACCGGACGTTCGATAACGGAACCGCACCAGTGGCGACAATGGCGGGTCTTCTGAATCCGGGGCGTGATACACCCCGTCTTTGTCTACCGTACCCTGCCATCCGTAACAGAAGCCGCCATATTGATAGATCCGGTCCATTGCGTCCGCGATATTGTCCAGCGTGAAACCCTCGGGGTTTTCTACTTCACAGTTTGCGCAAGCATCGCAAAAAAAATGCGGGATCAACCCACACGCTTCCAACAGCTGGTTAGGTGTTGCCCGAGACAGGATCGGATCGCCCGCCGGGTTAAATTCCCGATCTAACATGATATCGGCCATATGCACCGGGGTAGCCTCTAAGGTTTGGTTTTCGGTTCTTGTGTCTGTCATATCTAAATTCCCAAAGTGTGCGGCGTTATTACCGCACCCCCAATATTACGGAAATTTACTCACTGAGCAAGCGAAAAAAAACCCGGCGCGTGGCCGGGTTAGATACGGGATCACATTAAATTGTTTTTTCGTAATTCCCTTTTGAACCACCACAGGGAAAATCCGCGTTTAACGTATCGTCAAACGATGCGTACCGGCGGGCCACAAAAATAAACTCCGGCATAGTTTTTAATAACAAACTCCGGTTGTGGTCATCTATTGCTGAAATGGCCGTGTGAATTTCCTGCGCGGCCCGGGCTAATTCATACACCCGGGAATCCGACACCCCGATTTTCTCTAATTCAATTTGAAATCGTCTCACGCTTCCACCCGTTCCGTGCTATCAGCAAATTTACTTTTACGCCATGCCACAATGCTACCCATACCCAAATTGTCCTGATGGTCCCATTTCGGCAGGTTGAACCCTTCGGATTTCATTTCCACCATTAAGGTAGCGATATCCCCCAAACTACCAGCGGTAACGCCAATCCCCTCATAATAAAAACGCCCGTGATACTCGCCAAACCAATCGATATATTCAAACTGGTCGACCACATTTTTAAACTGCTCAATAGTCGGTTTCATTTTTCAATTCCCAAAGTATCGCGCCAACAGTAGCGCAGTCCCGATATTACGAATATTTACCCGCTGAGCAAGCAAAAAAAAACCCGGCGCGTAGCCGGGTGTGATTTCAATCCGGATGATACCAGCTGGGGGCGCGGGCTTGCTCCCCGTGGTATTCCCAATAATTAGCGCACAATCGCGCCTCGCGATACATTCGAAGCCAGACGCCGCCGGTTTCCCACCGGTGCGGCTGACGATATTTCAACCAAGCTTTGCGGTCCCGGCGATACCAACGCAAATATCGCGCGGCTTTCTTCCGCCAAATTTCCCGCTTAGTCATGGCGGGGTACAGGTGGCACTGCTAAGAAATACGGGTTGTTATGAATCCGGCCCAAGGCAGCTCTCGGCAAAAATTTTGCTTTGCAGGAATCCACCACGGTTTCCCAATAACCGTCCCGGCGGAAACACTCATAAACCACAACAGCAAAAACGCCCCCCGTGTAATAAGCACAAAAATCAAACATCCGCTCATTAAACTGGAATGATGACCAATAGTTATCGCTATCTATCGGGTCCGCATTTTCAAACCATTCACGATACGTCTTGGTTTCAGATTCATCCCGCCACGCATTGGCGGCGGCGTTCATTAACTCGCATTCCGATACCACCACGGGATGCCAAACATCCGCCAAAATTTCACTATTTGGTTTGTAGTTATCCCACGCCCAAAGCTTAAATTGCTCACTTTCCGTTTCGGATAATTGTTTAAAATCCATTACTTAACACCCTTCCGCCCTGGACACAATTAAGTTGGGGTTGTCCACCACAAACCCGGACCGATCCCGCGCCGCCGATCCTTTCGGGGTTAACGCCACAATCTGGCCGCCTGCAAACGCATTACGAATATCGTCCCGATCCCCATCTATAACAGGCCGCCCACGGAACGCCCGGGGAAACCCGCCCCGAAACACTACCGCCACGGGAAGGCCTGTCAAAAACGCGGCGCGGTTTTGATTGCGGTATTGGGGGCGCCCGCTATAACTAAAAATAAGCTTATAGTTTTCCGGGGTGTTGTTAAGCCTACCGGCTCGCTTCGTATAATCGACAAACAACAAACCGGGGTGCTCTTCTGGAACACCCAGCATTTCCCAAGCCACATCCGATAAAACATTGAGACGCACCGCGCCACGTTCCCCGGTACGCTGGCAAAGCTTTTCAAAGTTATCTAATTCCCGGTGCAATTGTTTTAAGAACCCGGGCCGGTTCGCGTGAAAAAACTGGGATTTGGTTTGCCTAGATTCCCGGACATTAGAAAATACACCCCGGCCCTGTTCAGCTAAACAGGTGTCCATACATCCCGCCGCTTTTGACCCCGGGCACAATCTAAGATCCGGATACAAAGACAGACCAGCATACCGAAACGGGGCCGAAGCCCCGGTTTTTTCTAGTTTGGTATTACCCCCGCGGGTATCCAGTAATTTCATGACGCCCGGCCCAGCTGTTTCCGCAACACTGCGATATCCGCCGCGTCCCGTTCGGATTGCTTAGATTTTTCTAGCAATCGGTTTAGCGCGTTTTCTTGGCGCTGTTTTTTCCCTTTCTTCCGCCATGCTTTAGCCATGGTTTCAAACTCCCAAAGTAGCGCGGCATCATTACCGCATTGCCCATATTACGGGTATTTACTGAAATATCAAATAAAAAACCCGGCGCGTGGCCGGGTTGGTTTTAGGTTTCGGGCGGGTCATCCCCAAGCGTTTATAACTTGCTGAATTTTTGCCCGCTCCCGGGTGGTTTTAGCTGTGGGGTTTTTTGATTTTTTTATAGGGTGACTAACGTAGTCTGTTAGGGCGTTATATAGCGCATAAAGATTGTGCCCCATTTCTTCAAAATATCGCCCGGCCAAAGTGCAACAATGTTCAAACCTAGCATTAGGTTGATCCATGTCGAAATCCTCCGGCAAGTTTAAAAACTGCCGAATAACTTCATAAGCTTCGTTATTACTGACCGATCTTTGCATCAAAGAGGACCAGTATTCCCGGGCTTTATTAAAATCCGTAATCATCCGGACAATGTGGTCCGCGCTATCCTGCACATTCAAGCTGGAGGTGTGAGTGGAGCTATAGCTTCCCACGATATTGCCGAGCACCTGACCGTTTAAACATTTCATCCGCAAACCGCCAGCTTTCACCATGTAACGCAAACTGCCATCAAAACTGTTCAACGCGCACAGCTGCAAAGCCGTTTGTGAAGTATCCCCCGTTACTGCCGTATAGTGGTTTGGAAAAACAAAATCCACCATAGCGCGGCCACCCGTTTCAGTTTGCTTTACCACCACCCTGGCCTCTTCGGCGTTTATAGGACTGCGCTGAACACTGTCACAAAACGCACTGAAAATTTCCTCATTAGTGACCACCTTGTAACGGTCAGAAACGATACTAATCACCTGATCAGTTTTCGCATTAATTAAAGCTTTCTTGCCCGGGACCGGGCGAAAACCCTCGCCAAACCGCTTTTCCGCAAAAACACGGGATTCATTTACATTAAACAGTAAACCCGCGTCATCAATTTGAGTCATCAAATTTTCATAAACACCCATTTCAAATTCTCCCTAAGTGCATAGCAACATTGCTACAGGGCGGATATTACGGTTTTTTACTGGCATTGCAAGCTTTTGAAAAATAAAAAAAACCCCGCCGGGGCGGGGCCTACACTTTGGGAGTGTAACAAAATAAAAAAATCAGTGGCGTCGGTTATCCAAGAAATCCGACATCCGTTGTTCTGTACTGATGAATTACCTCAATACTACTATCCTGATTCAGTCCCTTCCGCTCCCCTTTCCCGGTTATAAAAATGATGCTCCGGTCAGTCAGTTCTTTGACTTCGTCTTTGGCTAAAAAAAAAGCTTCCTCCCAAGTGTTTGCGTTAACTTTCACAGTCCAATAACTTTTGTGAACAACAGCAATTTTGTGTTCAGTCATGACGCCTCCACCAACCGGCGATACTCCGGCTGCCGGGTCACGTTAACTACCCAAACAACTTCGCCCTCTGCAGTGACTTTAAACGTGAGCGCCACGGTGTCCCCGGCTTCACACTGTTTTTTTATTCCGCGCACACTGAAGCGGGGGTCGCCCCGGTTTACCGTCCGGTAAAAACTCAAAACCGTAGGTGTGCCGTCCGTGAACTCGCCCTCTACAACGTGTTTTTCACCGGGTTGCATTTGCTCGTAATCAATACCAACTAGCTTGGCAAACGCCCGGATAGAAGCGTTGGCGTCAATAATAGCTTTGTTAAGCATGGTAGCGGTCAGCACCAAAAACGCCGGGGCATGACTTCGTAACGTAGGTAAATTCATTTCATTCTCCCTCTTCATCATTTTCTTCCAAGTCGTAAGGAAAGTTGATGCTTAAAAAGCCCTCATCTTCCCAGCCAACTTCCCAATCAACGTTTGTCTCACGAGTCCATTTGATCAAAGATTCAATAAGCTCTTTTCGGGTCATGTCTTAGCCTCGTAAGCTTCGGTCAATAATCAACTTACCTATTCTTACTCTTATAGTCAACCCTTCTGAGTTAAATACGTCAGTACTGCGCGATAGTTGACCGGGTTGCTGAAATGCTTGGTAGGGGTGGCCCGCAAGCCCTCTAGTTTGACTTCTACAGCTTGGTCACCCTTGTAAAGAAACACTTCATGCCCAGAGGCACTGGTTAACTTCACAGCTATCCAGCAGCTACCCCGGGCGTGTTTTGTCAAAAAAGCTACTTGGTGGGGTGTTATATCGACGCGCATAGATGCGGTGGTTTTCAATTCCACCATATGCCACTTACCGCCACTATCTAGAATCAAAACATCTGGCACACCTAGCGTGGCTCTAGACTCTAGTCGGGTGGCTGACCAATCAGGAAAGTTATCTCTTAACGCTTTCTTCAATGCTTGCCAAAAAGACGCTTCTCTCGTTTTTTTTATGCGGGTCGCAGACTTTCCATTCGGGGCTAGGATGTCGTTTTTCATGTAGTTTCAACACTCTTGTCTGATAGTCCATCCAATCTATGCGCGTTTTAGACTCTTCAACAAAGTTGGGCTTTACAGGCCCCTTTTGCATCCGATCCCACTCTTCCTTGCCGTACCAAAGTTGAGCGGGAAGATCAATCAACCACATCTTCTACATCCCCAGACAGACGATCCCGAGCGCGTTGTCTGTTTCCCGCTTCCTCTGCCCCGGCGTCATGCGTTATTGGAGCGTATGTTTGTTTTATCTCGTTAAGAGCTTTCACCACTTCTTCTTTCGACATTTGATCAATAGTGCCGTGCCGAATTTCAGTTTTGTTGACGTAAATATCCCCCTGCGCCTGACCGCGCCGATACTCAGCTTGAACAGCTGCACTGAAAGCCCCGTTATCTAATGCGGCGTCCCTGATAACCTGGAGATCCCGTAAGTGTCTTTGATACTCAACACCATACTTTTCATCTAGTTCCTGCCGATATTCACGGATGGCTCTGCAAACGTGAGGATGAATACGCGGATTGGTAAGTTCTGATGCTCTGACGTGCGCAGACTTTTCAGGATAACCCGCGTTGATCGCGGCCTCCCGCATGGTTATTTGCCCATCTTTAGATACAAGCTCTTTCACAAACAATTCCTGCCGCCTATTTAACTTCTTATCCGCCAGCGGGGGACGGTTTGTTTGCTGACGTTTAGCTTCGGGCAAAGCCGCTGCTTTTACGTCAAGTACTTTGGCATATCGGTCTTTAGACATGGTGTCTCCGTATCAGAGTAAGTCCGGCTAACATTAGCTTAAAACAGCCTATCTATATAGATATATTTCAGATATTTATAAAATATATTTTTTTATTTTTCCGTCAGAATCTTAAGGTGATAGCTTGATTAAGCTCTTTGCAAATCAAAAATGTGACCAACGGGACCCTAACGGGACCTCAAAAACCCTGTGTTTATGTGGCTTTCAGAGCCGCGTCCCGCCGGTCCCGCCGGTCCCGCCATTTTTTAATTTTATTTTTTATTTTTTTATTTATCTGGAAAAACTCTATATAGAAAGCCGTTTTAAGACCCGTTGGCCGTGGGCCATGCAACGTAGTCCGTGAGGATAACGTGCAGCCCCTCGCGCTCACCTTCGTAAGCCGTGTCCCAAAGCAGATACCCTTTGTGCCCGTTGGCGAGCAGTATTTTCCAAGCGAGCAGGGCATCGGCGCTAGAGTTGCCGTCACCCACCCAGTACATTTTCCAATCTTCTTTATCTTCCTGGGGTATGTCTTCGTTGTATTCAACGAGGCCCTCGGAGGATTTTAAAATTTCAAAGCGTTCTCGCTGTTCCCAGAAGAAAGCTTTGTATTGGCTCCAGACAAGAAAGTCGAAATCGCTCATATCGAATGACAGTGCAGTGCCTTCGGACTCGTCTAGCACTTTAATTAGTACGGTAGCTTCCATTACGCAGCCTCTTCTAATTTTTCACAAGATCTGCAAATTGTTGGATGCGGATCGTAATAATCTAAGACGCAGTCGCAATTAGCACAGTGTTCGTGTGGGCCTTCAGCCTCATCGCAATTACAATTTTTTTCTTCTTTCATATCCGTGGTCCTTGTGTCGTGGTTAGGGGTGGCTGTGCCCTAGTCTTTACGAGCAAATGAATCTGGCCCCCGCCTCGCATTGATACACTTTTCAATGCACAGACTAGGTATTTCAACCGATCACAGCCAAGACCGGCTGGGCGTGGCATTTACTAACCACACGAACAAAACTCTGTCTAGAGGAGCAGCCGCTCCTAGTTTTGCTCTACCCCGTACAAGGATCTCGCGGGGGCCATCACAGACCTTACAGGTGGTTACTCTTATAGTCAACAGATAGAAAGATAGAAAGGGTTGCGTTTTGGTTTTCTATCGAAATTTTCGTTGGATGTATTTGAACGCGCCGTAGATGGTCAGCACGTAGAAAGCTATGACCGACATGGGTATGGCTATGTAGGCAAGCTCCCAGGGGGATAGGAAAAGAAGCTCCCACGTAAATTGAAGAGCAGACTCTACGTCCCCCATCGGACCCATGTCATACGCTATATCGTTCTCGTCTAGCAGAAACTGGAGGTCATCCCATTCTTCCGGGGTGTAGCAGCGGACGTATTCTTCTGGACAGGGGGTCATTAGTGTAGATGTGTAGGTTCACTCTCTAAAAACAATTCTCTCATTTCGTAGAGGTAATCGGTGTATACGATAAAGCCTATGTTGGCCAAGGTCGTGTGATAGTCCTCTTTTGTTTCAGACAGAATCACCTTCATCATAAAGAGTTTATTGGCTTCGCCCAGCCAGACGCCGTTTGTAGTCTCGTTAAGAACAAACTCTAAAAACAACTCATCGTCTTGGAGCAGCTTAGAAAGCTGGTCGCGGTCTTTTTCGGACAGTACCGTCAACGGTTGGCCAGCAGGGCTTTTGATCGCTCTAGGCAGCGCCAGTGCATCTTCTGGCAATGGTTCCGGGTCCGTGGGCTAAACAGCATGTCCAATATTTTCCGCAGCGTTTCCCAGAAAGTCCCGGGGGTGCGGAATGCTTGGCTGGACAGGGTATCTGCCCCGTTGCCGCCGACTATCACATTGATCAGCCGGGACACGGCATCTGACACATCCCTGATGTAGCGCCCTATACCCTGGAGTTCAGTCCAGAACGACTTGATTCGGGGGTAATGGTCTATGTGCAGCGCCGATATATCCACAGTAATCCTCGTCTCGCTCATGAGATAACACCCACCAAACTCATAATCAGCAGAATACCACCAAGGATGGCATATTCCTTCCATGTCATGGGCTTAAACTTTTCAGGCGCTGCTTCGTTGTCCGTGGTCCCTGACGCTTCAACGCCGCCCACTGTGACCCATGCCTCATTTTCGGGGGTGTTGGGGTCATCTGCCGCAAATTGGCCGGTCTTGGTTCTTGCTCTTTTCTTAGCCATTACGCTCTCCTAGTCGTCGTAATTCAATGTAAGTTCGTCACCCATTTGGATTTCTTGGGTGGTTACAAGATTATAAACGCGATAATCATCCCAATCTTGG